CGGCGCGGCGTAGCGTCAACATCATGATGGCTGAGTGGGCCAACCGTGGTATCAACATGTGGACGATTGAGCAAGGCTCTATCCCCATGAACACGGGAACTGCTACGTACAATCTACCTGCTGACACGGTAGACCTGATGGAACACGTGATTCGCACTGGTTCAGGAAATTCTGCTACTCAAGCGGACCTGACCATTACTCGTATTAGCGTCTCAACGTACGCTACGATCCCAAATAAGCTCAGCCAAGCGCGTCCAATCCAAGTCTATATTGACCGTAAGCAAGCTATCCCAACCATCACCGTCTGGCCGATCCCAGATCAGGGCACAACTGCTTCTCCTTATTACACTTTTGTATACTGGCGGTTACGTCGGATCGACAATATCAACACGGGTGTCAACACGGCTGACGTGAACTTCCGGTTTCTCCCCTGCCTTACCGCAGGGTTGGCTTATTATGTAGCCATGAAGATTCCTGAAGGGGCGCAGCGCCTTGACATGTTGAAGACTGAGTATGAGTATCAGTGGGGGTTAGCGGCGGCTGAAGACCGGGAAAAGGCGGCGGATCGGTTCGTACCACGGCAGTATTTTATCGGTAGCAGCTAATGGCTAATCGGTTCGCCTCCGGCAAGATTGCTATTGCGGAATGCGACCAGTGCGGGTTCCGTTACAAGCTAAAGGATCTAAAGAAGTTAGTAGTTAAGACGAAACTGATTAGTTTGAAGGTCTGTCCGCAGTGTTGGGTGCCAGATCAGCCGCAGTTGCAGTTGGGTATGTACCCGGTAGATGACCCGCAAGCACTCAGAGAGCCGCGTAAAGATCTTAGTTATTATCAGTCTGGCCCTTCGGTAAACGGTTCATTGAGCCAAGGTAGTAGGATTATTCAGTGGGGGTGGAACCCTGTTGGGGGGTCTAGAGGGTTTGATGCCGAGTTAACCCCAAATAACTTGGTTGCTGCCGGTCAAGTTGGTATAGTAACGGTTACGACGAAATAGGAGTCCATGATGGACAAAAAAGAAGTTAAAGCTATCGCGGATACGGAAGTCCGTGCCCACGAGAAGAGAATGCACCCCGGCGCTAAGAAGATGAAGGCCGGTGGCCCCACTACGGACGACCGTATGAAGTACGGCAAAAACCTGTCTCGTGCTATGAACCAGCGCAGCGGCGCACGGGGGCGGTGATGGGTGGCTTCAGTATGAAACGCGGTGGAAAAGAAGTTGGCCCTGCCTCAACCTACGCCGAGCCACATGACATGACGGGCAAAAAAGGCGTTGACTTGAGTAACAGTGGTTACGGCAAAAATGCTAAGTCGATGGGGCTTGATGACCTATGCGTAAGCGTTGGTAACGTTGCAAGTGATGAATGCCCCCCACCTAAAACGTCTGGCATTAAAGTTCGTGGAACTGGGTGTGCTACTAAAGGTCTGATGGCGCGAGGCCCGATGGCATGAACTACGCTGATCTGGTCACCAACATATCTGACATCACGGAAAATACTTTCCTGACAAGAGATGTAAATATGTTTATTCAGCAAGCTGAGCAGAAGATCTATAACACGGTCCAACTGCCTAACTTGCGAAAAAACGTGACCGGCGCATTAACTGCTACAAATAAATACCTTAGTTGCCCAGATGATTTTTTGTCCGTGTACTCTATGGCGGTTTTTCCTACGGGTGGCTCTTACACGTTCTTGTTAAATAAGGATGTGAATTTCATCCGTGAGGCGTACCCAAACCCAACGGATTACGGCACTCCGGCTCACTACGCACTTTTTGGCCCTCAGTCTTCGCTGCCAACAGAATTGACGTTTATTCTTGGCCCTACGCCAGATGCAGCATATAACGTAGAGTTGCACTATTACTATTACCCAGAGTCAATTGTGACTGCTGGGACTACTTGGCTTGGAGATAACTTTGATTCGGCGCTACTTAACGGCGCGTTGGTTGAGGCCATTCGGTTTATGAAAGGTGAGCAAGATTTGATCGCGGTCTACAAGGGTATGTACGACAACGCTATGGTCCTGCTTAAACAGTTGGGCGACGGAAAAGATCGTCAAGACGCATACCGCAGCGGTCAGACCCGCGTGCAAGTTATTTAATTTTAGGAGTTTCTCATGGCTTTCTCTGGCAATTACATGCCCACTTCGTTCAAAGTTGGGTTGATGAATGGGGTGACTAATTTTCAAACGGGTACTGGGTGTACTTTTACTGGCGCTACTGCTGGTAGTACCACGCTGACCGTTTCCGCAGTCGCATCTGGTACGCTTGAAATTGGGATGGGTATCACCACCGCAGCGGCACCTAATACGACTATTGGCTATATTACGGCGTTTGGCACGGGTACTGGTGGTGCGGGGACATACACGTTGAGTGCATCGTCTACTGTGACTTCGACCAGCATGGTTGGAGGCGCGTTCTTTATTGCTCTGTACGACAACACGCCAAGTTTTACCGCTGCGACTACTATTTATACCACTAGTGGTGAAGTTACGGGTACTGGATACACGGCGGGTGGAAATCAACTTTCGGTGTCTCAGGTTCCTACTTCTAGCGGAACGACGGCGTATATCAACTTTTCTGATACAACGTGGACCACAGCAACTATCACTTCTTACGGGGCGATGATTTATCAAAACGCTACGCTGACAATTGGCGGTAGTTCATTGATCCGCCCTGCTAGTGCAATTTTAGATTTTGGTGGGGCTAAGTCATCAAGCGCAGCTAACTTCACGATTCAATTCCCAACGGCTGCGGCGTCTACGGCAATCATCCGGATTGCATAATGGCTATATCCCTCAAACACCAATTTAACAGCGGTAAGCTGGACGGTTCGGATGCAACTCTTGTCCAGCCGTCGAATTGGAATTCTGAACACTTGTTGTCTATTGGTTCTCCTAAGTTATTTGGGAGAACGTCGGCGGTTGGCGCAACGACATCAAGTTTATCTGCGGTAACTCAAGCCAATCCGGGGGTTTTTACAACTTCCGCAGCGCACAATTTGATTGTCGGGCAGTTAGTGACTATCTCTGGTGTGGTGGGTATGACCCAGTTAAACGGAAATACCTACGTTGTAAACACGACGCCACTGACCACGACGTTTACGCTATCAAGCGAAGGTACAACTGGACTGGTTGCACTTAATACTTCTGCGTTCACTGCGTATTCGTCAGGCGGAACAGTCACCCCAACTGGCGCAGGGCTAGCAGAAGAGATCGCTGTTACAGGGACTGGTAGTGCGGTACTAGCCACGACCCCATCTGTCACAAACCCAACGGTTACAAACTACGTTGAGACGCTGTATACAGCTAATACATCTACCGCAATCACGGTGGACTTGGCAAACGGTACGGTTCAGAACTTGACGCTGACGGGTAATGCGACGATTACGATGCCTACGGCTGTAGCAGGGAAGTCATTTATTATCATATTGTCTCAGGACGCTACAGGAAGTCGTACAGTCACTTGGTCTACGGTATCTTGGCCCGCTGCGACAGCGCCAACAGTCACCAGCACTGCAAGTAAAAAGGACATTTATTCGTTCTTCTCAAACGGCACTAGCTGGTTTGGCACCACAATCGGACAGAACTACACATAATGTTTGCTGCATCTAAATCAGGCCGAGCCGGTGCTAGTACGGACCCGTTCTTTCCGTATGTTACGGCTTTGCCGGAGCCAATAGCGAACTCGATAGTCAATACGACTGTTGCTGATTCTTCCGCAGTTCCGGTGACTGTTACCCGTAATGGAACTGTATCAACAGGATTTACGTCTCCATATCAAACTAATGGGTATTGGGGAAATTATTTTGGTGGGACTGGTAATTATGCAGTTACAAGTTCTACACCAATTGCAACAACAACTTCAACGTTTACAATTGAATGTTGGATTCTTCCAATTGCGGCTTTTGTTGGAACTTATCCGGTAGTTGTTGGAGATATGCAGCCAGCAAGTACAAATAACTATTTTAGTTTTGGCCCTACATCTTCAAATACCCTACAGCTATATTGGTACGATGGTGCAGCAAAAGCTTGCACCGGAAATACAACAATTCAGCTAAACGTATGGACGCACATCGCGGTTTCGGTAAGCTCAAATACAATATCTTTATATGTTAACGGAACGCAACAAACCCTTTCTGGAACTACAACGTTAACAAGCCGAGCCGGAACAATTAGCAGCTTTGCGATAGCCCAGTTTAATAGTGCAAATAACTATTACACAGGTTACATTTCAAATCTTTCAGTGTTAAACGGAACCGCCAAATACAGCGCAGGATTCACGCCAGCAACATCCCCGTTAAGCACAAGCACCACAAATCAAACCCTTCTGACTTGTTACAGTAATCGCTTCATTGACTCAAATACGGCAACAACAGCAAAAACAATAACTGTAGTTGGCACCCCACAGGTAACCCCCTACTACTATCCCAGCACGTTTACAGCGCCCGCAGCCAGCATCGGATCGGGGTTATTTAATGGTAGTACGGATTATTTGACGGCGGCAAGCAATGCTGCTTTTACATTTGGCACAGGAAATTTTACTGTTGAGGGTTGGTTCTATCTTAACGGATTAAATGCAACTGCAGATGGTATTTTTGTACAAGGGACATCTCTTTTCCCATCAAGCGTTGCCAACACGGTGGCGTTTGCCACATTAAACACAACAAATTTTCAATTTTACGCTAATGGAGCGCAAAACAATTTTTCCCCGGCGGTTGCACCTGTATTAAATCAATGG